GGCAACAGGCGCGTCGAGTTCTCAAACCAGGTGGTCATCTAATTGCGTTCAGTGGCTCACGCACCTATCACCGCATGGCAGTTGCCATTGAGGATGCAGGGTGTCAAATCCGCGATCAGATTATGTGGGTTTATGGGTCGGGCTTTCCTAAGTCGCACAACATAAGCAAGGGAATTGATAAGGCAGCAGGTGCAGAGCGCGAGGTTATCAAAACAGGTTTTGCTTATGGAATTTCAGTTGGTCAAGAAGCGCAGGGTTATCGCCCCGCAGATTATGTTTCGAAACAACTTTCAGATGTTGCAATCACCGCCGAAGCAAAACAATGGCAAGGCTGGGGCACTGCACTCAAGCCAGCACATGAACCCATCGTTGTCGCTCGCAAGCCACTAGAAGGCACAGTCGCAGCCAATGTGCTGACTTGGGGCGTGGGCGGATTGAACATTGATGGCACGAGGGTTGGAACGGAAGACACGCGTTCACCTGCCAGCAAAACGGCGCTTGGAATTATCAATGACGATGGATGGCAACCTCAAGAAGTTATGGCAGGTTCAGCCAATGGCCGCTGGCCAGCCAATGTCATTCACGATGGCAGTGAAGAGGTTGTGGCGTTGTTTCCTGATACGAAGGCAGGGATTGCAAAGCGTGGAAATAGTGGTGGCAATAATTTTGGAAGCGATACACCGAAGCCACCACTTGATGACATTGGGTACGCAGACAGTGGCAGCGCCGCCCGATTCTTTTACTGCGCAAAGGCGAGCAAGCGTGATCGTAATGAGGGGTTTGATGGGTTTGAGGCAAAGCGTGACCACGATGGGCGCAAAGATGGCGGGGTAGGTGGCGATAATCCACGCAACCGCGCCAACAATACAAAGCTAAACCACCATCCAACAGTCAAGCCAACATCATTGATGCAATACCTGGTGCGCCTAGTGACACCGCCAAACGGCGTTGTGCTTGACCCGTTCATGGGTTCTGGTTCAACTGGCAAGGCGTGTGCTTATGAAGGATTCGATTTCATTGGCATTGAAATGTCGGCTGAGTATTTAGAAATAGCAAAAGCAAGGATTCAATATAGCGAAAATAAACAGTCCGAAAGATTGATCTAACGCTATAATCATTCAAGCCTGATATACAAGGGGCAACATAAGGGGAGACAATGGGTTTAATAGACCGTCTAGCAAAGGCAGTAGCAGATCAGATAGAAAAAGCTCCAAGTAATTTACCTGCGGGATCTGTTGTAATGACAGAGCAGGAAATGCGCAACAGTAATAACCAGCGCAATACTTACGGCGCACAAACTCCGCTTACTCGTAATCCACTTATGTCAGGCGTTCCCTTTGGCCCCGGTCAACCAATTATGCCGGGTGCTATCAACCCACTGCGCGATGATGGTCGAAGTGATCCTCGCCGTTACGAATATCAGGTTGCACAAAACTTAAACATTGGCTCAGAGCAAAAGCTTGTACAGTTCAAAACCCTTAGAGGCGCGGCTGAACAGATTGATATTGTTCGCCGTTGTATTGAAGTATTAAAATCTAAAATCTCAGGATTAGACTGGGATATTGTCATTGCTGAAGATGCCAGCGAAAAGATTATTGCCGAAATTGGTGGCGACCATGTTCGTGCTATGAGTCAAGCGCGCGCAAAGTTTTCAGATGAAATTTACCGCTTAAGAACATTTTGGGAAAATCCAGACAGAGCAAACGGACTTACATTCATTGACTGGATGATGATGAGTCTAGAAGAAATTCTGGTGCTCGACGCTTGGGCTATCTGGCCTCAAAAGACTGTAGGCGGGGATTTATACGGCTTCCAGATTCTAGATGGCTCAACCATTAAACCCATGCTTGATGATCGTGGTATGCGCCCAATGGCTCCGCAACCCGCATATCAGCAAGTTCTTTACGGCTTCCCACGCTCTGAATTTCAAGCAAACTCCGATGATATTCAAGCCGATGGTGAATTTACTGCAGATGACTTGTCTTACTTTATTCGCAACCGTAGAGCTAATTCCGTTTATGGCTCATCGCCAGTAGAGCGTTGCCTACCTTTAGCTGACCTTTATCTACGCAGGCAACAATGGCTACGCGCTGAATATACCGATGGCGTTACACCTGAAATGATGCTGACCTCGGATGCAGACTTTGGTAATGATCCGCTCGTCATGAAGCAATACGAAAACATTATTAATGACAACCTTGCTGGACAGACAGAACAACGCAAGCGCGCTCTTATCTTGCCGGCAGGATTGAAGCCTGAATTTTACGAGGGATATGGCGAGAAGTTTAAGGCAGCGCTAGATGAATATTTAATTACCTCGATTACTGGACACTTCGGCGTGCTACCGACTGAAATCGGATTTAGTGCAAAAGGTGGACTAGGCGCATCAGGTCATCAAGCGGGAGAGGCTGAGGCCGCGCAAAATATTGGCGTTGCTCCACTTGCTCAATGGATTTCTAAAATGCTAACAAACATTTCTTATACATATCTTGGTATGCCTAGAGAACTTGAATTAAAGTTTATGCTTTCCGAAATTCACGATAGCGAAGCAATGGCTAAAAAGTCTGACCTTGAATTACGCGGTGGAACTAAGACGATTAACGAACGCCGTAGCGAACTAGGCTTACCGTTACTTGATACTCCTGCCGCTGACCAACCAATTCTTGTTGCGGGTAATGGTGTTTATTTATTTTCACCTGACGGCATTATTAACGCTGCGTCTCCTACTGCGGGTTCAGATACCGTTCAAGACGATACTAACCCGATAGCACCTACAACACCTGATGCTACTCCCGATACCACAGATGCTAAGCCTGCACCTGATATCAACGCGCCTGTAGAAAACGAATCAGATGTAAATAATACTATTGCTGCTGATTTTCAAAAGGCTGGCGTACCATCTAAGGCTGAGGTCAAAGATGCACAGTCAAGGTTAATCGTGCTTCCAAATGCCGCAGGAGATCACCCAGCTTCAGATAATCCTGAGATGCTGGCAGATTCAGTTTCTAGCCCCTGGCCACTTGTTGAAACTGAAGATGGCAATTACCCTGTAAATCCCGATGTATGGGAAAAAGCCCAGCTAACCCTAGTAAATATTAAAGATTTATATGGAACTAATACCGCTTTAGATCGCTCAAATGTTTCTGACCATATTGAATCTATGGGTCAAGCCCTCACTGCATATAGAAGCTACCCACTCGTCTATAACGATGGTGAGAAAAACATCATTATTGACGGGCATCATCGCCTCTTTGCTATGTGGCTAATTGGGATGGATACAGCTCCGGTATGGCTAGGAACTCCTGATATGGCCAAAGAAGCAAGCATTGAAGTCAAAGCATTTATTAAATGGGCTAGTAAAGGAAAACGCGCTCGCCAGTTTGAGTTCAAAGCACTAGACCCAATCGTAGGAGATGCTCTAAACCGATGCTATTTTGATGGCGATATTGACACAATGAAATCTTTGGCTAAGGCTTATCTGCAATGACCCTCGGTGTCCATCAAGTAGATGGGCGCATAGCGGCTAACTCAGCCATTAAAATCCGCGCCGCGCTCCTTAAAAGCGTAGATGCTAAAAAGGTTATTACTGACTATGCGCATACTCACCCAACGGTAAGTGAGTTCATTTCTCAAGATCGCGCTCGCGCTCGCGCTTGGGCTATACACAATGTCACCCTTAACCACACCGCTTTAGATTTAGCCTTACGCAAACATTACGCCGATATGTATGTAACGGGAGTTCTTTCAACTTATGATGCTTACGGTAAAGCAAGTAGGTCAAGAAAAGCCGTTAAGACCCCACCGCATAACTGGGCTGACGCTTGGGCTGTAAACGCTTTATCTAACGCGGTGAACTGGGATACTTGGAAACCGGGGAATGAGGCCGCCGCCGCATTACTTAAACCTCCCGGTGGATTAGAAAAACTATTAAACGGTATCAAAATTAAGTCGCTTGATATGAAGAAAACTAGCTATGACCTACTCGGTAGCCAATTAGCAGATGGATTAGCAATAGGTGCAAGCCCTACTAACCTTGCTTCAATGATAGAAAACTCACTCTCATCCCCTGAGAGATCGTTAATGATTGCACTCACCGAAGGGTCAAGAGCCGCTAATACTGCATCATTAGATGCTTACCAAGCGCTCGGAGTAGAGCAAATTGAATGGGTTTCAGCCGATCCCGATGACGAGGAATGTGATATCGGTGGAGAGATTACGGATGTTGATGGCGAGTTTTCTAACGGATTAACTGCAGAAGATTTACCCGTACACCCAAACTGCCGATGTTCAACGCTACCCTTAGTGCCTGAGTTGCGTAATGATTCCTTAGATAGCAACGCAGACAATTAAAATAAGCATTACAATTTAACAATAATCCGAGATAAGGAAACTCAATGGCTCTTATTCACGCAAACATTACAGTAGGTACAACCCCAACTGCGCTAGTAACTCTTCCGAATGGTGTGGGTTATGTAGCGGTATCAATTCAGAACCGCGATACCGTTGCA